TTGGGGCGCACGAGGAACACGAGGCGAGCAGCCGCTGCCGATCCTTCGAGTAGGGCCTTTGAGAGACCCTCGAGGGATATTAGGTCACCGAGGTATTCTTCGACGTAACCACGACCGTAATCTTCGCCGTCGATACGCGTCCACCGGAGAGCAATGACAGGCGACTTTAGCTTAGGCCATGTTCCTTCTGATTGAGGGACACGGACGCCATTCGCTTCTTGGTACGACTTAATCTTGTCGTTCTCGAGGTAGAACTTGGTGTGCAGCTTGACGGTGGCCTTAGGATCAGGACCATTATCAGCTTCTGCAGCATTGAGTTCATCAGCGATAAGCTCACGTATATCCTCGGCCACTGATGCGAACGCCATCTCTTCTTCGATGATACATTCGATCATTTCGCCCATGGCATCACGAGTGACGACATAGCGGGACAATGGGAACACTCGGGTTCCACCATCCTTGGGGAGGTATAGGAGGACGTTGCCACCGACGATAAGGTGTTTGAGGGCTTCGAAGTGGGCAGACCGATCACCGCTGTCCTCGATGGACTGCATGACTGACCGCTCGTACTTCCCGAGCTGTTCATCAACCTTCGCCCTAGCGCCATCTTCCTGTGCCAGTTCGTCCGCCGTGAAGTCATCCACTCGCATAGCGAAGAATGGAGAGTTGGGCGGGAACAAAGACAACAGGAGCTTGGACGCTAGGTTGTTTACCCCACGCGCACCTACGCCTTGATAGGGGGTGGGATAGTTGGTATGCTTGCCTGTCCCTGATGCAGGGATTAGCGTTGGGATTGTCAGCTTCGAGCCTTCCCGCGCCCTCTCGAGGTACACCTCACGGTTGGTCGCAAGCAGCTCGTACCGGGCTTGGCATGTGCCTTGGTTTTCCATGGGTTCCTCTCAGGGATTTATCGGGTGTTTATACGCCAGTCTTCTTGGGGATACCGCCGAGACCGGAGGAGCTGGAACTTGAGCCTTTGTCATTATATTTGTATCGGCTCAAACCTTTGGCCTTCTTCTTGGTCTTGCTCTCTTTGTCGCTGTCCGCAGACTTAGGTGCGATCTGTTCGAGAACTGGGGGTGGCGCGGGCGGCGGCGGGGGTGGGGGTGGTGCGCTAGGTGAGCCACACATGGTTTTAGTCTCCTTGAAGGATTGTTTGATTTTGCTCGGCGTGAATGCTTCGAAGGTGTCTCACTAGATCGACCTTGCCAGCGTTCCACCAGATTTCCCTCTCCCCTGATTTCAAAGAGGGAGAAGCATCGGGGCAGATACCTTCAAGGTACTCAACGAGTTCTTTAGTGATCTCTGGTATATGCTTCATGGGGGAAATCCTTGGGAAAGTTCTTCTCTAGGGTGTCGGGTATTTCATTTGGTCAGTGCATCCCATGAGACCGGATAAAGGGGTTGGATGATCTCACCGATCTGCTTGGCGATATCTTGGACTTCGCGCTGGGCATGACTGTCGGTGCGTTGGATGAACACGTTGGCGAAGCTGTATAGGTTCCCCGTCCAGTACCATTCGGTGTACATGGACTGAGGGAGAACCATGCGGGCCTGCTCGGGACAAACTCCAGACGCCAGAAGTTCCTCGTACAGTTCCTTGATATGGGCGTTTGCCACACCAATAGACTGCTTGATCCGACCTCCAGAGTGAGACAGCCGAGGTAAAGGTTCTCGGAGTAGTGTGACCTCTTCGTCACTGCTCCCCTGCTTCACGTTCTCAGCAGTCTTCCGAAACGTCGGGGGGTAGAAGAACTCAGGTTCATCCGAGACGTACCGACGTGACACCTCGTTCCACACCATGCCCACCTGATGCTTGCCTAGCTGGCGAGCCACGAAGATTGGTGCCTTAATGTGCAGGGTGATCGCTGTGTGACCAAAGGGTGTCCAGTGGTCGGGCATCTTACGGATGTGCTTGAGGAGAGGCAGGAGTTCATCCCGAGGATCGAGATTGGGATCAACGAGATCACACATGGATGTGCTGATGACATCTTCGATGATATCATCCCAATCACCCGAGGTACAACCCCGAGCCAGGAAAGCGATCAGGCCGGCATCTGCCTTGGATAGCTTGGTTGAGGTCTTCCCAAAGGAAACCCTAGCGGCATTCACGACACTCAGGTCTGTCCCCATATGATCGATGTATGTTGCTTTCATTCTTGTGTTTCCTTTTGCGAGGGAGTTTCTTGGATTTGTCAGGCACGACCCGAGGCCGGTACTTTGGTGTTCTCAGTTCCCGTGCCATCGGATCGCGCGTTTTCTTCATCGGATTGGACATGCTCCTGTTCCACATTCTTCGTCGGTGAGTTCATCGAAGGTGTTGGTCCCATCGAGGTCAACTTCAGTAAGTCCAGACACGTACTCGTCATAATCTTCTTTAGTTACAACACACTGTGGAAGATATGCGTACCCCAAATCTTCAGCGGTCTTCGTGGGATCGTTGCGGTAGATGAACGACACACCAACGTAGGTGTCCCAGTTCGCCAGAATCCACTCGATGATCTCGGGGACTTCCTCAGGGTCGTATGAGATCGTCACCGAGCAGTTGTGATCGACGTAGTTGTCCATCATCAGCTTGTAACGCTCGAGTTGCTCGACAGCGGACTCTAGGTTGACGTGCTTGCCATCGACCTCATCGAACTCCACGTCCTCGTATGCGACGGGGAACGTAATCAGGACGCTTTCACTCTCAAACGGCTTCTCAATCACCTTGTACCCAGCGGCCTGCATGACAGGGACGATAGGATCGTACTTCGAGAAGGTGATGTTGTTGAAGATATAGCGACCCAGCGGGCGATGTACGCCTTCGGTCGTGTCCATGATCTTCGAGAGTGTGCCAGAGGGCTTCACCGTGGTGACAGCCTTGGGTCGTGGTAAGCCAAGATCATCTGCCATCGAGATAGCTCCATCGTGAGCAAACATGCGGAACTCACCAAGCCACTCTTTCTGCTCATGCAGATCGCAGTGGTCGAGCCACTTCACGATGCCAGTGAGACCAACACCACACAGGCGAAGGAACTCATTCAGTTCGTGCCACGTGTCCTGCAGAACGCCATCTCTGAGGTTCACACAGGTCTGCCGGTAGTTCGCCCGAGCTGCCAGTTCGATGGCCCTTTTAAGACCCGGCGCGTTAGACACGAACTTACCCATGTCGATCTCAACGAGGTTGCAGAACGACTTGTCGCCAAGCAGGATTTCAGCACAGGGGTTCACACCCTTGAACCACGGGGCGCGACGTTTGGCTGCTTCCGCGTTGATGAAACCCGGCTCGGAACCACCTGCATCCATCATCTTTTGGAAGATATGCGAGAGTTCCCACTTGGAGGGCTTAGAGTAGAACATGAGCGAGTTGTTGGATTGCTGGCGATGCTCGTTGCCATAGAGCCAGAAGTCCTTCTTGGCGTCGATGAAGGCGTCAGCCTCTGGGTCAGTCATGGGCATCACAGCGATCTCTGCGGATCGACGCGAGGACAACGTGGTGCCCAACCAGTTCAACACATCGAGGATATCCATACGTGTTAGGAGCTGCCCAGCGCGTTTCGAGAGGATCGCACAAATAGCCTCGAAGGCTTTACTTATGGTCTCGTCACCTGAGCTGATCCAGCCGTACCCCTTGAGACGGATACCGGCGGCACGGACCTGCTTGAAGTTGATCACAATGATATCCACAGGTTCCTTGCAAGCCAGCAGTTTACCAGCGGCCTTGGCCCATGCTTCTGCACTATCCCCTACATCAAGTAGATAGACTCGCTCATTTGTGTGCATATCGGTGTAGGTATATGAGCGGTTCGTCTCAACGCCCTTGGGGTCACCGATAACCTTATCGGAGTTAACAATACAAACCTCGACCGGCTTGGTGAAACCCGACAGCGTACCCACGACAGGCTCGAAGCCAACGCCGCATCCCTGTAGGAGCAGCCAGAAGCTATCGACCACATCATGGACGGTTGTCTGCTTTCCGAAACTGCAGTTGAATTGCGAGGCTTCGCGGGTCTGGGCGATCTTTGTACCACCGAGCCACAGGGTGCGCCCTGATACGGTTGCCTTGCGGTCCATCATGAGTTGGTGAAGTTCGTGGAGTTCTTCGCGTTCGGCGCTGGTCAGGCGATCACCCTTGGCGCGTCCCCAAAGCCACCGCTGGTGATCGATCACGCGATCTACGGTTTCTTCCCATGTTTCAAATACGGTGCCAGTTTCATCCTTCGGACGGTTATATGTTCTCCGCGTTACAACTCGGGCGCGTGTAGAGGGTGCGTTCATGAATTCTCTCTCTCTCTCTATTTTGGAGGATTGTTTGTTCGGGTTTATTTAGCAACGATGGCCCGAAGTCGTTCGATCCTAGGGAGCTACCCTAGTTACCTGTTGTCACCTGAGCCGCCGATCACGTCGCGCTTGGCACGATCATGTAGCTTCTCGAGGTTCATCTGTGCCATGGTGTCCATGTCCACGCCTAGGTCCCGAGCCAGTGCAGCGACGTACCAGAGGACATCACCAACTTCCTTGGCGATCTCGAAACGCTCTTGGGCGTCCAAGGTGCGCTTGTCTCGGCTGATCTTCTTGATCTTGTCAGCAACCTCACCGGCTTCACCGGTCAGGCCGAGGGCCGGATACACGAGTCGCGACTCAATGGGATAGATTGCGAGGTCGTTCGCTTGATCTTGATAATCGTTGAAGTTCATACCTTTTCTCCACGTTCATACATCTCTTCCAGATCGTCGAGGAAGAGCCGCATCTTGTTGATGTCATATTTGATGTCAGTCCCTTCCTTCTCACCGAGGCGGTAGCAGGCCTTGAAGATGTTACCTCGGGCGAAACTCATGCCCTTGAAGCTGAT